TTTCCTTAGGATGCGTAAGCCTGTCTGTACCTGAATGTAATCTAGGTATGCTTCAACGATCCACTTAACACTAAGACAAATACTAACACTCAAGAAAGAGCAGGTTAGTATGAGCTTCCATACAAAATCAAAGTCCATTTTTATTATCATGCTCCTGTAAATATTTGTAAGCAGCGTGGACTAATTCTTTAGAGTCCTTGAACCTGCCTAACCCATCGTTACATAACCTACACAACCAGCCTCTGAAAGTCTTAGAGGTATGGCAATGATCTAGTACCCATGTCTTCATCATGGGCTGGTCATACTTACCTAGTTCCTCTATGTCTTTCTCACAGATAGGGCAAGTGTAGTCATCATCAGGGTAGTCATTCTCTGTACGTAGCTTGGCTATGTCCTTCCTATGTCCACTCGTACATGACTTACACATACTCTTCCTATCTGCATGGTGAGTGGGAAAGTTCCAGATAGGCTGAACAATACCACAAGTGCGACACTCATAAGCATCAGTGTGTGTCTGCCCAGTTGCGTCCGTACTTGTACTCACTATCAAGTCTGCATCGGAAGTTGAAGTGTCTTTCAACGTCCCGCATACACTGAAGAATAAGTCTCCCTGCTGCATCTTCCTGTCCTTTTTTTACTACTACTTGAACCTCATCGTGAACAAAGGCTACGATCTTGGCATCTAGTCCTGCCTTCTTTAATGCGTCAGCTACAAAGACATACCACATCTTACAGACTAATGCGCCTGAACTTTGTAGCAGTGTATTGAGTGAGGCATGGCTGTGTCGTACTGGAATGATACGTCCATCCAATCCCTTAACAAACCCACGCTCATCTGCTGCCTTGGATACTGCATCCTTCAGTAGCTTGAGTGCTGGTAGTTTCTTCAAGAACTTCTTCTTGATAGCCTTACCTTCTTTAGCACCCTTGCCTATGATCTTGCCTGTCTTCTCATCACCTGAACCATACAGGAATCCATAGATAAATGTCTTGGCTTGGTTACGTGACTCAAGACCAGCAGCCTGTTGGTTAGCAGTATGGATATCACCATTCAATACCACATCAGCGTAGGCTCCATCATCATAAGCAGCCATATAATGAGCAAGACAACGTAGCTCAAGACCACTAGCATCAGCACCAAGTAGACTATACCCGCGAGGAGCGATGAATAGTTCTCTACACTCCTTGCCATACGGCGCACCCACGCTTGGTATCTGTGCTGTGTTAGGATTGGAATGAGTACAACGAGAGGTAACAGCACCCATGTGATTGACTCTACCATGTATCTTACCCTTCTTCTCTAGCTTGAGCCATGCTTGCTTACCTGTAGCAAGCTGGCCTATGCGCTTATTGAGCATCAGGTATTCACTGAGCAGCTTGGCTTCTGGCATATCAATACCAGACAAGACAGTCTCATCTACCTTAGGCTCACCTGTTTCAGTAAAGGCTTCAGGTTCCCAGCCACGCTTCATCAGTCGGTCAGCAATCTGCTGTCGTGATGCAGGGTTGAAGGGGATAGTCTTAGTCTTAGTCTTTAACTCCACGATGGTAGGCTCAAAGGTATCCACTAGCTGTTGCTCAATGGTAGCCTTACGTCCTGCTATCTCAGCGTAAAGGGACTGTGCTTTCTTCAGGTCAAAGTCAAAGCCTGTTTCTTCCTGCTCTAGTAGTAGAGTATGTACCCTAGTCTCTAAGTCCAACGCTGCTTTGCTAAAATTTTTTGCAATGATTTTGGCGTACAACTTAGCAGTGACTTGGGTATCTTGGATGCAATAGTCCAGCATCTCAGGGGTGTATGTTGCAAAGCTCTCGCTGCCACTATTGAAATCACCTTTTAATTCTCCTAGTCTAATGCCCCATGCCTTGAGTGAGTGACTGCCTATCATCTTAGAAGGGAAGTTATTCTTCTTGTATGATGTGAAGTCTAGCTCCTTGAGGTGAGGCCAGATTGTTCTAGAGTATACCAACGTGTCAATGACCTCACCCTTGTAGGTGTAGTCATATAACTTCTTCATCACACGCAGGTCATAGTCAATAACATTATGACCAATGATTGTTGCTGCTTTATCCATAAAGGCTAAGGCTTCCTGCGTCTGTGTTGGGTCAAAGGTGTGTACCTCATCAGTGTCAACATCTCTGAAGACATGACACCATACCTGAGTTACTTCATCAAGTAAGTTGTCTGCTTCAATGTCCCATATGTATTTCATTTGTGTCTCCGCACTATTAAAACTCTGGTTCTATTTCTTCTTCTTCTTGCCATGCTATCTCATTCATACGTCCAGTCTCTGATATGTATTCAAGACTACACGCTATGCCTGTATCGCCTGACCATCTGTTCTTCAAGACCCTGATGTTACTGACGTTAGGTCTGTCAGTATCCTGTTGGTTTCTTTCCATGCCTATCACCATGTCACTTAGCTGACCGATAGCAGCACTACCACGTAGCTGTGACATGCTAGTCTGTGCGCCATCCTCATGTCCTCTGTCACCAGACGGACGCTTGAGGTGAGACACTAGTACCATACCACAGTTGAGTTCCTCTACCAGTGAGCGTAAGGCTGTCATGGTATTGTCAATGATACGGCGTTCATCTCCACCCTCTAGACCTGAGACAATAATACTCAGGTGATCAAGGATGATGTAGTCACACTCACAACTGCGAACCAAGTATCTAATCTTAGACAATAGGTTCTCACTGTCAGTGCTACCCCAATGGTCATACAGAAATACTCTACCTGATCCCACTGTTGTATCAAAGGCACGGCGTAGTTCTTCTTCTGGTACGTCATGGTTGCGTAGGTGTAGTGGCTTGTTAAGTTCAATGGACATCAGACCTAGTGAGGTACGCTTGATGTTCTCCTCTAGTGCTATGTATCCAATGGTGTGACCATGACTGAGGAAGCTATGTGCAAACTCTCTAGCCAACTGGCTCTTACCTATACCACTACCTGCTGTCACTGTAACGATCTCACCCTTACGACAACCACCTGTCTTCTCTTGTAGTCCTGCGTATGGGTAGGCTACCGAATCCTTATCATCATTAGCAATGATCATATCCCACACATCAGTACCAGCTAGGATACCATCAGGTCTGTATGTCTTAGCAGACCACACTGCGTCAATCAGTTCAGCAGTCCTACCATTCTGTAACATCTCACTAGCATCCTTGAGGGGTAGCTTGGCGATCTTACACTTGTCAGGTGGTAGTATCTTAGCACATTCTATTGCAGCAGCCTGACCCACTGCATCATTGTCAAACATTAGGACAATGCTATCGTATCCACATAGCCATTCAATCTGTTTGGCTATTGCTTTCTTTGCTCCGGCTGCACCTGAGGGTACGGATACCACACTATACTTGTTGTCAAAAACTTGACTAACACTTAGCGCATCTATCTCACCCTCAACAATGGTAATCATCTTACCACTGTCACGGCATAGGTGTTGACCATACAGGCCAGCATCCTTGAGGCTACCTATAACACTGAAGTCTTTGTTAGCAAAGCGTAGCTTCTGTGCTACCACATCACCTTCCTTGTTGTAGTAGCTGGCTACCTGTACCTTCTTACCATGGTACTCAGCCACTCCATAACCCCAATGCCTAGCAGTCTTCTCGTTAATCCTACGCTTGGGTAGGTCAGTAACTTCTGGTGTTAAGAAGTCATTGCCATAGTCAAACATCTTAACTACTGTCTGCATCTCTTCTCCTTCTGGTGGGGTGTAAGTGTTGCAAGAGAAACAGTAGTGATGACCATCAGTATAGAAAGCATTGGCATCACTACTGCCACATTTCAAACAGGCTTCATGCCCAATGAGTTCGCTACTCTCTTCCACCTAACCCATTCCTCAAGGTTTGTGCAGTGTTCTCTAGTCCGTATACTATCTCCATGATTAGTTCATCATCATACTTGATGTCATCAGATAGCATAGCGTGAGCCATGTCAAAATAGTTTACATGCTGTGTTAGTTCATGCTGATCTACATAGACTGATACACTTAGTCCATTGATATCAAACTCAGCGTTCATGTCTACGTCTGATACCCATTCTTCTTTGATGTCAATGACACTCATGTTAGCCACTCCTTAGGTATAGTTCCTTCTGCCCAGACAAAACCTTGTCGGTCTGCCCACTCACCACATGTCATCTTAGTACCATCCTTCCGTTTCTTAGCACCCTGAATTGTAGCACTAGCGTTCTGAAAGACAAAGCGTACATCCAACTCTGGATACTGTGCCTTCACTGCCTTCATCTTACGCTGGCTATCCTGTCTAAGATAACCCTTGAGTTCTACAATCATACTACCGATAGCTAAGTCAGGGATGTAGTGACGCTCCACATGGTAGGCCAGTTTCTCTGGCTCGTATACATATGGAACGCCACGTTCATCAAGGTCTGAGATGACACGTGCCTCAAAAGTCCCCTTGGTCATCGTCATCTACCATCACATCATCATCAAAGCTGTCAGCCATGTCATCCTTAGCTACTGCTGAGGCTACATAGCCATCCTCTTCGTCAAACATAGAGGCAGCAGGGTTGCCATACTCTACCAAGTCAATGACCTGCACACCCTTGAGGCGTAGCGACACACCAACCTGCTTGGTTGACTGCATCACATAAGGGAATGG